AAGCTTACCAGCTTCGAAATTGTTCAGCATCTTCCCCCCGTTGGAAAGTGTGAAATTTATTTCTTGACAATGTTCATATAGTATGACCTAAATATTTATATAGAGCAACTTTCTAGGAAGACACCTCATGATGCAAAAAGGTGACGGAACTATGGCTAAGTTTATATCAAATGGACTTTGCCCTAAGTGTGAGAGCAAAATGAATTTTAAGTCTGACGGGTTAGAAGAGGATTCTATGATTTGTCCTGTTTGCAAACTAGAAATGCTTACTCCCAGACATAATGAGTTAGAAATTTTGGTAGAATTGGAAAATTAAATGTATACAGCTATTGTGGTTGTGTGCGCTGTTTTAGGACAGGGGCATGATGGTCATTGCTTTGAGTTAAAAGATAATTGGGGGCCATATAATAACATGTCAATTTGTAAAAAGCGCACAAAAGAAATAAAGAAGGAGTCTATTTTAATCTTTAAAGATTATGAGTTTCCTTACAAGCCAATTGCATGGCGTTGTGATTATGATGATTCTGGAGCGGCCTGACAGGTTTCTCCTTGACAACAATCGTCAATGATACAATCACAATTAACGCACTGCGTATGACCATGCACATACACTGTCTTTAGTGGCTCGCTACAACGCGGGCAACGGCGGCAGTGTTTTTTCATTGGCACTGGCCTTGTTGGTGCACTAACTTTCGGAATCATCTGCCAATGCTCTCATGCGCGAAACTAAACGCCGTGCGCGGTTTGGGACTTGCGTATACCACTTGGAATCGACCATCTCGTCCGCTGCGGAGTTAAACTCTCTTGCGTCTACGCCAGCCTTCATGCCTTTAAATTTTGACAGGCGCGGATAGCCAAGGTTGAACATCATGTTCGCAATAATAAGCTGACACTCTTCTGGCAAATCATCCCAGTCTGGGTATAGGCGGTGACAATCTTCAAGGGTGACGGCAATGTCTAACTTAAACACATTGTCTACCCGCTCTTGCTCGATGACTGTGCCGACAGGCTTGCCGTACTCAGGGTCAGATTTTTTAATCAAGTGGCCAATGCCGAAGGTCGGCAAATTCAAGTGATCCAAATATATTTCGTATTTACAGCCTTCATCAGAAGCAAGCTCCTGACGTAGCTGGTCTATAGTTGTAGATTTCATTTTATGGGTTTCCTAACAGTCCTGCTGTTGCGCCGCGAATACCTAAAGCCTGCGCTATGCCAGGATTGGTCGCAGCTTGTTGACGTATGCTTGGTTGTGACGCCTGCTGTGGTATTCCGTAGAACTGTGCAGCGCCTGGTGTTACGGGGGTTACGCTCGCTAAAGACGAACTTTTGTTCGGAATTGGAACTTGAGGAAGTTGCTGCCTTTGTCTCGCCGCTTCTCTTCTAGCTTCTATTCTTTGCACTTCTTGGTTTGCTTGTTCTCGTGCAGCCCTTACGCCACCCTGACGAGCGACACTGACACCTTTTGAAACAATGTTCGCCGCGTTAGCAACGGCTTGTGCAACACTGTTTACATTTTTGCTAGCATTTCCCACGCCTTTGCCAGCGTAGTAATTAATTACAGCAGGGCTGGAAAAAACCTTAGCAATCGCTTTGTTTCTCATGTCTCTTCTGGCGGCGTTTATTGGGCTATTCGACACTTGAGCCGCTACTGCGCCTTGTGCAATAGAGCCTTCCTTTCCCACATCGCCCAAATAAATCATTTCATCGGCAAACTTTGTCAGCTTTTCGTATGCCTCTTTACCAATGATTGTCTCTAACAAATCTTTATCATATTGGTCTATAGCTCTACGCATTTCTGCAGCGGCGTTTGGAGAAGTAAAAACACTGTCATCAACTTTACTAACAATTCTTTCAATAAGGTTTGTTTTTATTGTCGCAAGCTCTGGCGAGTTTTTACCGTAAAAGGCTTCTATTTTTTTCCAATCAGCAACCTTGTTCGTTGGTTTTAAAAGCTCAGTTACAGCTTCCTCTGGAGTTAAGCTACCGTTGTTGTACTTCTTTATAAAGCTAAGAGTCGAGGCTTCATTTAAGGCGCGAGAAGCTTCTGAAAGCTCAGACATTGCATCTACTATACCCCTGTCTAGGTTCTGCCTCATTATAGACTCAACAGCTTCGGCAGGCATATCATCTGGAGATATTTTAGCTATAGTTTTTGCAAGCTGCCTTACAGCAGGCCACTCACTACCAAACAATACTTTACCAGTGCTGCCAAGCTTTTCTATCTCGTTATAGAACCTAATGCCGCTAAACTTAGAGGGGTTGTTCAGGTCTATTCCTGTTTTTAGCAGTGCATTATCAGCATAAGAGCGTGCCAATGCTTGACGCAACTCATCTGGATTGTCTGTTGCCTTCAAGGTTGCCTTCAGTCTTTCTGGAGAGTTTGGCTTTACTATCTTGTTAAAAAACTGGTCAGCATATAACTGCGGGTTAGTTGTTGCGTCACGAACATCTTTAAGAACGCCAAAGCGCTCCAGTTCGTCAAATCTTTTTAACCCTTCCCTATAATTGTTTATGGCTTCTTTTCTTAATCTTCCTATCTTAGCCAACTGCTTGTTTTGACCAGGAGCTAATCCTTTAACTCGAATAAGCTGGTCTGCATCCAAAGCATTGTCCAATGCTGTTCTGATTTTAAATAGTTGGTCGCGTCCGAGCGAACTAAGCCCATCTTTGCCACCATCACTAAATATAATGTCGTTTATTAATTTTCTTTGAGCGGATATGTTCCCAAATGTCGCGGCTTCACCTAAATCCTCAAGCCCTCTTATAACCCTATCAACATTCGGGTCTAACAACCTTCTGGTACCAGCCCCGCCTTCAACAATGTCATTTATTGTTCCTTTGATTGATGACTCAGGCCCCAAATTAATGGCTTTTATTCTACCGCCATCAATTTTTAAACCAGCAGCGGTAGCATCTATGTCAAGCTTCGCAAGAAGCTCATCCATTACTTCAAAGCGCCTTACAGCGGAAGTATTAAATGTATCAAATGCTGTTGTAATTGCACCAAGAGCTTCAGGGTTTATATCAAAGCCTTCATCAAGCGACTTGCCAACAAGAGCCAAGCTACTTTCTACAGCGTCTAAAGATTGCTGTTGCGCTTTCTTTAACTGCTTTTCAAGCTGTGTAAATTTAGCACTAGTTACATCTTCAAATGCTTTTCCTGCCCTGTCTAATCTAGCGGCGCCTAGTTGAGCAAGAAGAGCTTTTGCTTCGGCTGTAGCTTTTTCAGTATTTTCAACTATGTCGTCAATAGAGCCAGTAGCGCCTTTTGCGAACTTAACGCCTTTAGCTAAAAGTGTGGGAGCACCTAGCGCTTCTAAGCTTGGTTTATATCCTCTGTCAACAAGCTCCTTACCCATCTCAGGTGCAAGTGGCTCGCCTCTAGCTCCTACTTTAGACGCCGCCCCGCCAACAATGGATTTGCCCAATCTAAATGTGCCAACAGTAATAAAATCCAAACCGCCAGCTAATGCCGCTTCAGTTGCAACATCCCCCGCAATTTCACCAGCGGTTTGTTGTTGAACTCCAAGCAAGCTTTCAACGCCCTCTTCTATAGCTTGCCCAGTTGCGGCGCCTGCTGCGGCGCCTGCGGCACCAGTTACAAGACCAGGGGCACCTAATATACCACCAACAATAGCGCCGACTGTTTCGGGAACTATACCAGCTAAATCTGCAAAGTCACCTAAAGAGAATCCTTCATCTTCAATGACGAGATTCTTTCCTGTAGGCTCAATTCCTCTAGCTAACTGACCAGCTTCAGTAAGCGCAAGTTGCCCCTGAGAATCACGAGTGTATCCTTTTTCTCCAACTATGTCCCTTAATATACCTTCACGCTCTGCCGCAGTTTCGCCAAAAGACATTAAAGCTCTAAGCGCGGAGTCGGCACCAGTGTCATAATCAAAGTCAGAATCTCTGGGCTTGGGGCTACCTGATAGTCGTTGATTTGGGTTATACCCAGACTGTTGCCTAGCTACTATTAACTCTAAGGTCTTTCTTTTATCTGCATCAGAACCAGACAAAGCCCTCAATGCAGAATCAACCTCGTTAGCGGCTAGAGAACCTTCGTCCAAAGCATTTAGAATAGCAAACTCTTCTTCTGGATTCATCTCTAGTTTTCCTCATCAGATTTTTCTAGAACCTCTTTGCCATCGTCATTGGTGCTGCTGGTAAATCCATATTCAGCATCATATTTACGCTTGAGAGCCTCGTATCTTGCTTGCTGTTCTTTTGTTAAAGGTTGTATTGGTGCGCTGCCGCCCATTCTATTGTGCTTTGCAAAATCTTTTGCAAGCTCTCGTCTTTGCCCAAGAATAACAAGCTCGTGTAGCTGCTGAACTTTAGCCGCCAATTGCGCTGGGTCTTGTAGACTTAAAGTTTTAATGTCACCAACAATTGCCTCAACCCTTTGCCTGTCAGCATCAGAAATCGTCTTACCAGCTTCTTGTAAGATTTGTGGAGCATATCTTGACTGCACATAAGTTAAAAACCTCTGCTGTCCTTGAACGTCAGTTTCTAGTTCTTGAGCCGTACCAAAGTCCTCAACCCCAATAAATCCCAAACCTCTTAACCCACCATAAAGAGAAGATGCGACTTTAGAAACAGTAGTTGGCTTTGTCCTGTTAAAGGCATCAACAAATTCAGTAAATCTTTCATCCATAGAATCTATTTCAAAACGCTTTGAATTCAAAGCGTCTTCAACAGTAGCAGACTGGTCGGCTGAAGCGTATCTAGCTGGCAAATTCTCTTTTCCAGCTTTAGGCATTCTTACCTGTACTTTTAAGTCTCCACCTAAGAAATCCATAGACATAGGCTTGTCCATGTAAGAACTTTCTGGAGCCTTAAACAAATCCTTCATGTTCGCTAAAGCGTCACCAGGCAAGAACTCATACTTTCTATTAAATGCTTCATTAGTGTCAAGAGCGTTAAGTTCTGAAGCATTAACTCTAATGTAAGAGCCTTGCATCATTCTGTTTCTGAGGCGGTCTGCTTCAGTTTTACCTTGACCTTCTTTTGGAACAACGTAAATAAATTGTCTTTGTTGAGCCTTTACCTCGTCTTCCTTGCGTCTGCCCAAAGCATACTCACCAGCTTTGGCACGCAACGCACGAGCTTCAGATTTAGCCTTCTGGTATTCAGGTAGGGCTTTTTCGCCAGCTTCACCAACGGCTCCAAGCATCTTGCCTACATCAAAACCTTTGCCAGCTTTGTTTTGCATTAAGGACAGGCCAAGCGCCATCAGCGCTGTGCTTTTGTCAGGCTTTCCAGAAACGTCTAATCCAGTAGCGTCAGAAAACTCTTTGATGTATTCAGCATAATCTTTGGGCTGAGTGCCAGGGCGCGCTTGGTCAAGATAGTCCTGAAGCGCTGTTATCGTTACATCTTTAATTGTTTCTTCTGAAGCACCAGCATCAGCCCCTGCCATAGACGCTTCTTCATCATCGCTCAAACCAATATTGCGCTGACCAGATTGTGTAGGGTCTACTTGGTCTCTAGTAGTGTCTCCAGCTTGAAATGAGCCTGTTGTCTTTTCTGGCATTGTCTTTTTAAGAGACTCTGCAATACGCATGATTTCATCTTGGTAGATTATCGGCTCTTGAGATGGGTCAACTTGTTCTCTAGTTGTTGAGCCAGCCTGAAACGAATCAGTGGTAATCGGTTGTGTAGACGTACCCGCACGAAGTCTTTCGTCAGTAGACTTTCCTAGAAAATCGCCTAGTATGTCTATTAGACCAAGTCCAGCGCCAGTCAAGCCGCCAGTGTAGTCTTGTACGCCACCAGTAATATCTTCAACATATTCTGGTTCAGCTGCCCTTAAACCAGCTTGCAGTGCCATTGGCCCGCCAAACTCTGGCAGTGTCACTTGCCCTATACCAGTGCCTTTTATTCCAGAAACCGCCATAATAAGCTCCTTACGCGGATGTCATGCCAGAGCCTTGTAACGCTGTATATGCGCCAATGCCCTGTAAAAACGGATTAGATGCAGGCTCTGTTACACTTTTAAATGTGGAAGATAAACTGCCTGAAGGGGTGCCTTTAAGCAACTGACTACCAAGCTCCAATCGAGTAAATGGATCCATAGTTTGTTGAAGCTGGTTCTGACGCTGGGCAGTAAGCTGCGCTTGTTGCTGTTGTTGCCCAATCTGACCAAGCTGAGAAAGCATGCCAATGTCAGCACGCCCCAGTTCGGACTGTAAGCGCCCTACATCAGCGATAGTGCCAGCCGCCTGACCTAAGCCACCAAACAACTGAGCGGCCTTCTGAGAGGCTCCAACGGCCTTGTCAAAGCCAGATGACAAGAACTTACCAATTTCACCAAGCCTGCGTCCTTCCTGCTCTGCCCTTTGTACGCCTGCACGAGAGCCTCCAAATGCACCAGACCCAACTGCTTGTGAAGAAAGCTTCTGCTGACCTATTGCGGCTTGACGATTGATTTCGTCAATCACCTCTTGCTTGTATGGGTTCATGTAAGACTGAATACCTTGAGCGGGGTCAAGCATGCCCAAGCCCTGTGCGATGCCAGATGTAGCAAGCTGTCCTGCCGTTTGAACCATAGGCTGAAACATGCCAAACTGCTGTTGAGCCTGTTGAGCGGCCTGCTGTTGCAACGGGTCGAGAGCCGCCACTTGATACTGAGGCAAGTTAAGAGGTGTGTCTAAGAGACCGGGAGAGGTCTGATTAGCCCCACTAAACTGACCAAAAGCAGTGCCAAGCAACCGCTTTTCAAGACCCTCAAGATAGGGCGCAAGTCTTTGTACCTGTTCTACAGTTTGAGTAGCCATTATGCCATCCTTTCAAACGCATCCATGAGCTTGTATTGAGCTTCAATGCCCATTCTTGCAGCTTCATCCTTGTTTTTCGCGCCCATCATTTTACCTAAACCTTCATTAGCGTCTCTAGTGTGAACAAACTCACCAGCCAACAAAAGCGCAGGAACATCATCTTTTGTGCCTGAACCTTCAGATGGGTCTATGCCGCCATTGCGGCGAGGGAAGTAAGCCTCACCACCATCTGCGTAGTTAATCCCACCTAGCTGGCCTCCTGGGCCCCCAGCCCCAAATGGACGCCGTTGGAATGAGCCTTGAGCGACCTCATCTTCTTCGTCACCAGCTAGTAATTGCGCTACAAGCCCTGCAGCTAAACCTTCCCCAAGTTTGCTATTTAGTAGCTTAAATAGTAAGTTACCCTCATCTTCTCCAGCAATACCTAAAGACTTTAGTAAACCACCAGACATAGTTCCATCTCCCTTTGCCAAAGGGGCGGTTCCTTTAAGTGCGCCAAAACCAGCGCCGCCTACTGTCTTGCCCACCTTGTCTTTTATAATTTGTTCGGTAGCTTTGTCACCAGTAGCTCCCCCAAATGCAGACAAGTCGAACTTTTGTTCGGGTGTAGCTGCTGCGCCAGC